TCACCCTCCAGCCACGAGTGGCATCAACGTAGTAAAGAGTGACAGTGATGTCACCCTTGTCAATGGTCATGTTTTCCGCGAGAGACATAATGTTTGTGCCGTTCCTGGCGATGGTTGTATCAGTAAACGTTCCTGCAACAGTGATGGACACTTCCCACCCAGCGGATGGTGATGCAGGAAGCGTAATAGTCAAGCCAGATGCCGTAACTGTGCAGCGTTCTCGGTTGGCAAGCGTCTTGCTGATGCCGGTTGTTGTAACGGTGTAGGCAGAAAGCTTGCTGTTTGCTGTTGTTTGAGCTGATGTTGCCGTGTCAAATGCGGTTTTAACAGCGTTAGGAGTAGCCGCAGTAGTGGTGCTTGTGCTGCTGGTCGAATCAGTCAGTTGAACAGCGCCTGCATTGCTTGTAGTTGCAGCCTGAATCTTGCTGCCTTCAATGCCAGCACCAGCCGCAACCTTGGCATTGGTAACGCTGCCATCGGTGGGCGTGCGAGTGTTGGATAAGCGTGCGTCGTTGGTAACCACAGCTGCCTGACCACCAACGCTCAGGCTGCCGCCAATCGCTACAGCGCCTGCAGGATCAACAGTGAGGCGTGCCGTACCGCCAGTAACCAGGGCAAGTTCGTCAGCTCCTGTATGAGCAATACCGGTATTGGTGTCACCGTCAAAGGCGTAGACAGGTGAAGCCGTTGAGGTGCTGTCATCAGCTTTCAGCTGGCCCGTAAGGGTGCCACCAGATGTTTTGAGGTATCGAGCGTCTGAATTGGTTGCAAAGTATCCAAACCAGTTCCACGTCCCACCGCTGTATTGGATTCGCGCTGCAATGCCGCTGTCGCCAACAAACCCAACAGGCAGGCCAGCTAAAGGCGTGAAGCTTTCAATGCCAGTGGAGTCTGTGACTTGGATGTTCTGGCCATTGGTCGGGCTACCTGGGATCGCAGCGACATTGGCAACAGGCGTAAATACAGCAGACGAACTGATCGCCGCAATCGCAGCATCAGCCTTGGTGTTTGCCGTGTTCGCTGTGTTGACGGCAGATGTGGCATTGCTCGATGCCGTGTTTGCAGTTGTTACTGCATTTGAGGCATTAGTTGCAGCCGTATTAGCAGTTGAGACAGCAGAGTTTGCGGTCGACGTTGCTGAGTTTGCCGTGCTTAGTGCAGTGCTGGCAGTTGATGATGCAGCATTCGCGGTGCTAACTGCAGAGTTGGCAGTGCTGATAGCAGTGGCAGCGTCTGATGCAGCTGATGCCGCAGTAGCGGATGCAGCATTGGCAGTATTAACAGCAGACGTTGCATTCGTGCTAGCAGTATTTGCCGTCGAAACAGCTGCACTAGCATTTGTACTGGCTGTATTAGCTGTAGATACAGCAGCAGAGGCATTGCTCGATGCAGTGTTAGCAGTACTAAGAGCAGTGTTAGCTGTACTAATAGCAGTGTTGGAGTTCGTCAGCGCAGTGTTTGCCGTGGTGGTAGCAGATGCTGCGTTATTAGACGACTCTTGGGTTACGTACAGGTTCTGCGTGAAGTTCTCATTCAGATCCTGAGCGCGAATAGACGAGCCCGGATAGAAGGTAGCTGCTGTAGCGGCATCATCGGTCTGACGATAAATACGAATCGCAGCACCATTGGCGGGAGCAGCGTTAAACTGTACCGTTGTTGGGTTGGCTAGGGTGTATGCAGTTGTATTTGTACCATTGACACTTACCTTGATGTCAGTGGTCTCAAGATATGGAAAGGTAAAAGAAAAGAGAACGGTAGAACCGTTCCCTGTATACGTATTCTGAGTGACAGCCATTTGCCCTAGTAGGGATAGTTGTTAATGATTTCCGCCGGCTTCAATACATCAGCTGTACGGTTCAATCGCTGTTCCTGCTTAAAGGATTCCTTAATAGCCAATTGGCGACGTTGGGAGAAACCTTGACTTACATCAGTCAATCCGAGCTCCATCGTTGCAACAGCACGGTCGTGGTGCATACGAACGATGCTCATGATGTTCTGATGAGCAGGGGTCTTATCAATATCAACGCCTTCATTTCGTTGGCGTTCAGATTCAACCTTATCAACCTTCAGATACTGAGGGCTGTTGAAGTACTCCAGAAGATCCTTCTTCAGCTGACCGTCACCTGCCCGAAGGCGGGTGTATTCGACCATCTCCTCATTGGTGAGGTCTTGAATATTCAGCTTGCGTTGGTCATTATCAATATCAACCCCCTCGGCTGCAAGCATCTTGTGGATGGGCTCAAAACGTGTCTTGGAGAACCGCAGACCGAAGGTAAATGGAGATATTGCACCCATTAAGCCACCTGCAAACCCTGGTACACCATCACGCTCTATCGGTTTACCGGTAATCGGATCAAGCTGCTGAGGGAAGGCTTTTGTGCTGCCAAGGCCGGTTTGCTTCTTGATAAACCAATCCCAGGTCGGCTCGATCTGGCTACGCATCTCGCGGATGGCAGTATCAATCCACTGACCAACCTGATTACGGAAGCCGGAATAAGGGACAAGGCCACGAGTAATATTCTCTCCGATACGCTTCACATCCGAAGGACTAGAAGCATTGATCAGCTGAGCAAGAGTCGAGATCTGAGTGAGGTAAGACTTGTTGACCACGTTAGACATGATCGTTGGCAGGATTGCCAACCAAGCATTTTCAGTCTCGCTACGACCACCAAAGAACAACGAGCCCATATCAGCCATCGTGCCCAGCACAGCAGTAGCCGGCTCAAGGCCTTGATAGTTAATTTCCATACCACCGATGCGAATGGTATAGGGCTTGTTGTAAGTCAGCCAAGTGTCGCGGTTTTCACCACGTAGTGGTCCAGCTCCGGTGATAGACCCAGAAGCTCCTCCAATAAAACCACTGACAGCAATAACATAGGACATTGCCTCAGCACCATCCCGCATTGCCCGGTAGTAATCAGACCCATTCTTGTACTGCTTGTCGGCGTACTTAAGCAGGGTGCTAAGGCCAGGAGTCAAGTTGGCAGATGCCTTAAGGATTGCAGACGGCGTCTTCACGAAGGTAACGCCCAGGGTCTTCATAAACGGGATGGAAGACAGGTCGTTTAGCTTGCGAGTAAGGATGTCAGCTTCACCAATTGGAGTTTGGAAGGTGAAGGTATTGCCGAGATGGATTGCCTCCTCATCAATAATTTTGAGGCCGTCGTCGCTGAAGATACGCTGGAGATGGTAATCCTTAAGCTGTTGAGTAAGCTCGGAGAATTTCTCCGCTCGCTTACCAGTGAGAGGGGCATCACCAAGATCGACCAGCGCATCCTCTACAGCACGCCGAGCGGCAACCTGACGGGCAGCAACAATCTTGAAGAAGTTATCGGTAGACCCCATCAGCGCCATCATTGGACGCATAAAGGGGGAATCCAGGAACTTACGCCAAGTAATCGCAAGCGCGTAGGCAGACTGTTGAGCCCAATGGAGCTCTCCTGCCTCAGCCATCGCCTTGACCCTTGTCATGTTGTTTTCAAGGGTCTCGTCCCAGACGTTGTATTCCTTGATGTCAGCATCCAAAGCCTGCCACTGCTGTTTGTAGAGGCGGCTCATAAGGTTGCTGAATTCCATCCAGGAATCCCAGGTAGCTCCAATAGCAGCTACGGCCTGGCGACGAACAGGCTCATTGCTCTTACCAGGAAGATGTGTTCCCAGGTAGGCAAGGAGGGGGTGTCCCGTGGACTGGTAGAAGTTACCCCAAAGGTTACGACCTTGAGTAGTAGGGCCAGAAAGAATGGAGTTAACGTACAGAGCATCCGTGTTCTTACCCATTGCAGCCAGTACGGTCTGCATTACCTTGATGTTCTTAGGCTCAGGAACAGCAACGGCCAGGCCTGTGGCAACACGTTCTAGGTGCTTGAAGGCTTGGGGATTTCCAGCACGGATTTCCTTCTGTAGCTCGGAGAAAGCACGATACATGTTTTCATCACGAGCAATCTCATCCGCACGTCTTGCCTGTAGTTCCTCAAAAAGTTTACCTGCTTCTTTACGGGTAGCAGGCGAATCAGCGAGAAACTGCCCAACGTAGTCCATTTCACGCAGCTTTCCAGACGCAACCTGTTTGTGCACAGTGCGAATCTGGAGCATTGCCTTCATCCGTTCAATGAGGCGATTAGCATCACTGAACGCTTCAGGCGATCCGTCTTTAATACCGTTCAGGACGCTGTAGCTGAGATCCTGTGCCTGACGCTGGAGCTCTTTAAGAACAAGTCCGTTAGCTGCAAGACCCTTGGTCGAGAGCTGTACGTACTTTCCGTCAACGACAGACGCAACCTCTGGGTTGCTTAGGGATTGCTGTACCTGATCATCACTCATCTCCAACCAATCTTTGGCCAGAGCTTCTGCATCCTCAATCTTGCGGAGAGTATCAGCAGGTGTATAGATGAGCTCCCGATCAATCTCATTAACGACCTTATCGAGCAACATGTAGCCCTTAGGGTCATTAGCAAGGCTATGGACATCCATATCAGTGAGGGATGCCTTACCAGGCTTAGCGGTATTGACAACGCTCTGATCAAGAGGCTCATCAAAAGTCTCAAGAACGCTGTTACGCGGGCGGGCATTGACCAGCTCATCCACCTCGTAGCCGTTCTGTACGGCTTCTTTACGGGTAGTGGTGGGGACAATATCCTCAGCCTGCTTAGCAGCAGCTTCTACGGCCTCAGGGGGCACGCTGGGGAGCTTCCTACCTACCTGAGATGGCTGTACGGATCCCTTCTGGATGTTGGAAGAGATTTCGTCAACAAGCTGGCTCCAACGGGCATAAGGGGCCATAGACCCTGAACCCTTAGGAGCAGGGGCCAGGAAGTCCACAGAGGCGATGGTCCCGTCAACAGAGCGGACATTGCCCGTACCGCCTTGGGTGGCGATCTGTTGTCCAGTGCCTACAAGGTCGCCTTCCTTGACCTTGATGCTTCCATCAGCCAGGTGGCCGTACAGAACATCAACGGACTGGCCGGTCTTGGGATCGATGGACTCGACCACGACATAGTTGCCATAACCCTTCTCCCTGCCAATCTGCTTGACCTTTCCGTCCAACAGGGCCGGGAAACGCTTGTCCTCGAAGTAGAGGTCAAAGCCCGGCTGACCGCCAGAGCGCTCCTTGACGATGGAGGTGACGTTCTTAGCCGACATATCCACAGGGACAAAGTCAGCAACGAACTGGTCGGTAGCACCACTAGCCCGAGCAACGATGGCCTCACGCTGGACCTGGAGCTGCTGGAGCTGGGCTTGCATTTCCCTGTACTGGCTATCGAGACCTGCTGTTGCCTGTCGGGTCTCCACAGAACCCTTAAACAGGTCCATACGCTCCTGCTTGAGCTGCTGGAGCATCTCGCTGACACTCTCCTGGGAGCGAAAGTCAGCAGGGATTGGCTCAGGGCGTTCGACATTGTCGAGACGGGCTGCAAGGTTGGCGGCAACCTGATCGCCTGTAGCGCCCAGATCTGACAGAGCGGCCTTTACTTCGTCGATGTTGTCTGCCGTAAGACCTTGAACCCTGCGGCCAGGCGTGATTGTGACCCCCTCAGGGAGCTGAACCTGTTGGATACGAGCAACCTGCGCCTTGGAAAGGCTGAGGGGGATGGCCTGGGAGGCCTGGGCATCAGCAAGACGGGGAAGGGTTGGAAGCTCAGCCTGGAGCTGTGCAATTTCAAAGCTCTTGGCTCCGCCTTGTTGGGTGACCTGAGCGACCTGGGTCTGGTTAATCAGACGTTGGTTCTCGATTTGGCGGAGCTTGGAGTTGATTTCACCAATTTGACTGTCGAAATTGCCTACATAGTCAGAGATCTGAGGCAGCCGCATACCTTCAAAGACCACCTCCTCAGGAGGGCCCCCGTACTGGACGGTGTTGGCTAGGTCATCAAGTTGTTTGGCAGCTGGATAGGACTCAATACGTTGACGCAGGTAGTCATAAACAGGGTCCTTCTCATCAATAGTCCCTGCTGCCTCAGTGATGAGAGCGTTCAACTTCAGCCGCTGCGGATCCTCTTGGATTAATCGCAGCGCAAGATCACGCTCGGTAGCACGAGTGTAATCGAGCGTCGAGCCGAAATTATCATCTGCGAAGTTCTTGGCCAGAAGTGTGCGAAGACGCTGGTTAGCCTCCTTGGCTAGTCTTGGAGCAGCGGCTTCACGGACGGCCTTCTGGTACTCGGCTACAAGCTTGAACTTCCTTTGATCTCGAAGCACCTTCGGATCAGACATCATCTGACGTGTCTGATCGAGGAGGGAGCGGATTTGGTCCTCAGTGCTGGCTGGGGTAATCGGATCGAGCTTGACACCAAGCTGCGACTCAACTTGACCTAGAAGGTCTGTCAGTTTCTGCCGGTTCTTCCCTTTGAAATAGCTATCACTGACTTCACCAAGGCGGCGCAGAGCTTTACCAGCACCGGTTACCTGCCAGAGAGCCTTGGCAGCAGGCACACCGGCCGCCTCGAAGAGCGCACCTTCCAGTCCCACAAGGGCGCGGTTCTGGATGGGATTGTTGGTGTCCTGTGTCTGGAGCCACCGAGTGAAGGGGGTGGAACCAATCAGGGTCTGGTCTTCAGCAGAGCCATCAGCACCGATAAAGTCTTCGATGAATCCCTGGGCAGCACGGCCACCAGCAAGGGCAGCACCGGTCTGACCAGCAGTGAGAGCGCCACGGGTGGCAGCACTACCGACAAAACCACCAGTGACATAGCGCGTGAGGGTACGGAGGCCATCACCAGCGACGGTGTTGTTCTCCTTGACCAAGCCAAAGCGGACAGGTTTGTAGTTATATCCGAAGAGAGTAGTGGCCTGACCAGGGAGGTTTACAACACCTTCCCAGAAGTCCTCAACACCACCAGCAACACCTCTGATGATCTCGGCAGTTGGATCCTTGGCAGTGAAATCCTCGATGGCCCGCATCTTCTCTTGGAAGACACCACGTTGGTTAGCGCGCTCCCGAGCAATCTGATCTGGTGTCTTCTTGTCTCCCTGAAAAGTATTGTCGATAAAGTCGGCTGCAGGAATAGCAACCTTCTCTTCAATGAATTTACCAACACCCTGGAGAGGTTGAGACACATAGGGCCCCTGCTGCTCGGGTTTCTTAGCCTTGGCAGGCTGCTGAGCAGAGGGCTTAGCCTGTCCTTGAGGGGCCGCTTGCGTCGCCTGCTGCTGCTTTTGTTGGAGCTTTTTAAGCTCATCAAGATCGTATTGAGCTTCAGGGGGCAAGCTCACCCCATCAAGAGAATAAGGCATAGTTACTGTTCGCCTAATGCGTTAAGAAGTGAGTTGTATCGTTGCGTATGGACCGTCTCGCTAAACCGAAGCCAGTCCTTCATAGCGGTCCAGAGTTGATTGGTAGTCGGGTTGGGTGCAGTGATCTTTGCCCAAACACTTGGATAGCTGGTCTTGATCTCACTGATGGCAAACTCCATCTGTGTCAGTGGATCATTAGGTGGCATCCCACGTTGCTTAGCGAATGCAAAGAGTGCCTGACGACGGCTATTGCGATGTCCAAAGAGGCCAAAGCCTGTTGGATTACCCTGAGCATCACTGTCGTGTAGGGCGTTTGGATTACCGCCAGACTCATCCTTAATAACGGTTGCAAACCAAGTAGCACCACGCTGGGAAAGACCAGATGACAAGGCAAAAGACCGTGCATAGTCGGGCTTGACCTGCTGACCGTTACTGGTTCCTCTTTGATAAGCAGGGGTATTACGTGGCTCCTTAGGAGGTTCCAGGCGACCAGGCATACCGTGAAGCGCAGCCTGATTCATAATCAGGGCCTCAGGAGTCATTCCAACACGAGCTGCTACCTGCTTCACAAGGGGCAGGTGGCCATTGCCAGCTTCATAGCTAGAGGCAGCGGCTTGCACCTCGTTAGGGGTCAAGACAATGGCCTTAGTGGCGTTGACACGTCCGTAATGCCCTTGGATGAGCTTATTGCGCTCATTCTGGGTTACAAAGAAAGTAACCTGACGATTACGATAAGGAGTGACAGGTACTGGGGCCGCAGTTGAGGTTGGTGTTGGCTTAGCCCGCAAACCAAGCTCAGGGAAGTTACCATTGCCATCAGCAGCAATAGGCTTCTTAACCAGGTCCTGGTTATTCTGCTGAAGCCAGTTGCGGAAACCATCAACAGAAGCTCCAGGACGCTGAAAATAGACCTTGGCACGCCTTTCCAGTTCAGCTTGACGCGCCTTGACAATGGCGTTGATCTGCTGATCAGCAGTAGGATTGATCTTCCGCAGGGCAGAGGAGTTCTTGTCTATAGTTCCAAGAACAAGAGATTTAGCCTCATCTAGCGCCTGTTGGGCGTCAGGAGACATCGCCTTCTCAAAAGCCTTAATGGCTTTATCGGCCTTCTGGAGGACACTGTTAGGAAGAGTTGGATTATCAGCCTTAAACCTGGCAATAGCAGCAGGTAGCTGAGCAGGAGGAGTCAGCTCAATAATGTCATCGAGAGCTGTAGTGGCTGAGGCGGCATCAGCGACAGTGGTCTTACCAATTTTCTCAAGTAGTGGGCCGGCTAGCTCGATTGGGAGAGTACGGGCTAAGTCGGAGAACTCCTTACGAAGTGCTGGAACATCTGCAGGACTGGCTTCACTAAGACGAGCCAGGAAGGATCCCTCAATCCTGGATGCATACTCCTTGTTAGCTTTGTCAGCATTACGAGCAGCGGTCTCCTGCCACTGTTGCTGGAATTGAGAGTAGTCCCCAACCTTGTATGCCATCCGAGGATCAAGCATCAGGTTGTCGAGAGGTGCCCGATTTCCTGTCAGATTTGCCTGTGCGGCATATCCCTTAAATAGTTTGTCAAGACCCTCTACGCCTGAGGCATTAACAACCTGGGAGATGACCTTAGAACCCTCCGTGGGATTCTGACCAACAGAATCGAATGCAAGCTGTCCCTGTCCAAGGGCCACAGCCTCTTGGGCTTCTTTGACGAAGGCTCTGTTTTCAGAGTTAAACGCCTTTGTGAGCTGTGCCTGTGTACGAATGAGAGTGTCTCCCATGTACTTGGCAACAACTGCGGGAGCAATGCCGGTAAGCCCTTTCTCGATGAAGAACTTACGGGCTGCGGTATTTAGGACAACACCAAGCGCAACGTCTGCATTAGGGTCTCCTTTAACGAGCATCCCGCTGTCCTGGGCTTGCTCAACAACCTTCGTCAGATACGCTGGTAATTCACCCTGAGCCTTTAGGACCTGACCTTCAGAACGACCATAGAGGTAGAAGGGGTTATCAGACCTGATCCTGGTGGCATCCACTGGGCGACCATTCTGATCAAGCTGGTTCGCAACAATTGCACTCTCGCCTTGCCGAGCTAGTCGCTGGTACTGGGATACATCAACCTTGGATAGATCCTCAATAGTAGTAGAACCAAAGCCAAGCAACTCATCCATCAGGCCTTGAGCTTGGACCTCTTGGTTACGCTTATTGATGCCCTCAGCCTGCTGCTTCCAAAGTGTCGTTGAGAATTGAGCGATATTGGCACCAAGCTGGGTTAAGGCGTTGGTATCCTGTGACTGGAGACGGATATTGAACTCATCCCGCATCGTCTGGTGTGTAAGACGAATGCGCTCTATCTCAGACTGCCAGTTGTCACGCAGCTGCATGTTGCGGAGACGCTGCTCCCCAAGCATCTGGGTGGAACGAAGAACAGCTTCGTTTTTTGCAGAAGACTGGGCAGCTACTAGGCGTTGATTATCGAGAGCTACTGCATCAAGACGCTCGTTGTTACGTAGCGCCATCTGATTGGTTTGGTTAACTCCCTCCTGTGCTCTCACAAGCTGGCGTTGCTGGAATTCAGCATTGGCATCCAGGGCAGGTTGGCCGCTGGGAGCTGCAATGTACCCCTGACGTTCAGCCCGCTGGCCCTGGTATTCGACTGTTCTAAATTGTTGGGCCATAGGGACTATCCTTTAGGAGGTGGGGATACTCCAGGCTTACTGATCATTGAATGAGCAGACAAGCCAGAAGAAACGCCACCAATAATTGAACTACCAATTCCAGCAACCAACCCAATACCACTAGGTCCAGGCGTCTTAACAGGAGCCGGGGCAAACGGTGTCTTACCCATAGGAGCAAGTTTCGTTTGCATCGGAGCAAAGATGGGAGCCTCTGGCATTGAGGCATAGACTGGTGCTGGAGCTGAGGGTATATCGATTGGCTTGACTGGCTCAGGCATGATCCTGGAAACAGCTTCCCAGTCAGACTGAACCTTCTTCATAAAGGCGTTGGTCGTTTCTGAGTAGAAGTCGTCCAACTTATTCTGGAAGTTAGTTCCAACCATACTCAGGTCTCTGCCATAAGCAGCATCGACACTTTGGGCTGCAAGTCCAATAGAGCCACCAGATTTGCCAGATGCAAGAACAGAGCCAGTAGCTTGAAGGTTAGAGACCATAAGACGCTCTCCTTCATAAGCAGCAACTGCCTGAGCATCTCGAAGTCTGCGCTGAGCATCCTCAAGTTCAACACCAAGACCACGCTGGTTCATCGCCTGCTGAATATCAGCAACCTGCTTGGAAAGGTTAGAGCGGTTTAGCTGCTGAGTATAGTCAAGCTGCTGGTTTAGATTCTGATATTGGTTAGCAACCAAGGAGTTCTGCCACTCCTGGTGAGCTCTAAGATTACTGCGAGTAACCTGATCCATCTGGATCTGAGATTGCTGCAGAATATTCTGATTCTGGAATTCAACAGCTCTGTTATTTTGCTGGAGCTGGAAGATATTTTGACGCAGGCTGGTCTGAGCCTGGTTCTCAATGTTCCTGTTCTGGAAGACTGTCTGCTGCCAGGCGGCATTATTAGCCGCTGTAACCTGGGCCTGTTGTTGCTGGTAACCGGCAATACTGCCAACTGTACCAACAGCAGCAGATACAACACCCAGAACTATAGGAGTTACGACGGGGTCGCACATAGCTTTGCGAACTCTACATAGGTAAGATGTTTGGGACCTACGGGAACGTAGGAAAGCCTCTTGAATCCCAGCATGTGCAAAAGCTTTAGGTGAATGCGGTTGCGTGGGTCGGCTATGTTATGGAGCATTGAATATGGTTGAGAGTCAAGCCAATGCTTAGCTTCTCTCACCAAAGTGAATGGCATCTTGTCAACAGCCGGGGTACATAGCATCCACACACGTCCGATTCCTTGACCTTCATCAACGACACCGGCTAGGCCAGCCACTTCGTGATCTTGGTTGAAGAACTTGATTGGGTTAGTTGACAGACCAACAGAGAGCGGAAGAGCAGCCATCGGATGATGACCAACTCCCATGAGCTCTCTGCGATCTTCGTGCCTGAGAAGGGGTGAAAGACGAAAGGCTTCTCTGACAGTGACAGGCTCTATGTACTTAGACAGCCGAGATGCCTCGGTTGGAGAACACTCCATACCAAGTGGCGGCTACAAGAGAAAGTGGGAAAGGAGTATCACTAAACAAGCTCACACTCGCATCTGTACCCTTGCCGTAGACGGGGACAGAGTTGTCAACGATGGCCGGGAGTGGGGCCGTATTGGCAAGGTACTGGTTGGCTATACGTTGAGGATATACGTAAGTCTTAGGCGTCCGGCCTAACAACTTAACTTCGGCGTTGTAAGGACCGGAGTCGTTAGATTGGATAACAAGGCGATGTACTCTGGGGATGTTGATCACATCCGATTGAGCACGACCGTCACTAAAAGACTGCTTACGGTAAAATACAGGAAGGTCAAGACGATACTCGTACGGGTATCCAATAACGACCTGTAGCGCTGTGGTGCGGTTGCCAGGAATCTCAACGTAGTACGAACCATCATTCAGGATAGTTAGATCGGTATAGACGGTGCCTTTCTGTGTCGATGAGTCATCAACTACGACAACAGGCTTCTGGCCACCGATATAAGAACCAGGCTTGAGATAAACCTTAGTCTTGTCAGTACCAGACACATAGGACATGGTTGGGGCCTTTACGAATAGGTCAAGCCTGTATTCGTAAGAGATGCCACTCTGATTGATGGCAGTACCTTCTACGTCATTTAGCAGGGAGACAGTGCTAAGGCTGATACCGTCAGACTGCTGAGTGACAAGGTAAAGAACGTCTGAGTCAATGGATTGGTGAAGGCAGTTAGTGGGCAGCTCCCATTGCATCCAGGATGCGAGTACCCGTTCACCAGAGTTATTGAAGAACTTAAAGATCTTTAGCTTGTTGAGATCAGCTGTGCCTTGGAAGGAAATGAAACTAGCACTCTGGCTGGCCACCATTGATGAGAGGCTAGCGGGTACGTAGTTGGGTGCAGTCCTGGAAAGGTCGGCAATGGAAGGCCGGTTATCAGCTGATGTGGCCACCATCTCAGTGATTTGAGAGTAGCCCTGGTTGTCATCAACAAAGACAAAGGAAATCCCTGTCTCAACAGGCCGAACCTTAGTGTTGATATTGAAGGAACTAAACTGTTTAACCTGTGCAGATACAGGACCAAACTGGTCAGTATCAGAGGTCAACATAAACTGTGTGGTAGCTGAGAAGACTACCAGACCCATCTGATCGCCTAAAGCGTGACGCAGGTCAACAGGCTTAAGAGATCCCGTTGAAAGATCAACGGCATCAGCATCGGTCTGAGCAAGAGCAGAGAGCCTGAAGAGATTGAAGTAACTACCAGGCTGGGAGCAGATAACATTACTGCCAGACAGCAATACTAAGCGGTTGCGGAAGAAGCTGATGCCAGTAATCTTCTTACCAACAAAGGATGGAAAGGGGTTGGTTTCGTCATCACCTACACGACGCTCAACCCAGTAGAGGTCATCACCTGCCTTTTGTGCTTCGTTAAGGGAACGGAAGGTAAACGTACCATTGCTCTCACGAATAATGACGTGAGGCATCGTGTCAGGATCGATGTATGGCTTAATCCCAGGAGCTAAGCACTCTTCCCATACGCCAGCACCAACGTTGCTACCACCCTGGGTGACGGCAAACTTCACGTAGTAATCATCACCATTGTCATCCTCCAGATTGGAGACCTTAAGAATTAGGCCGTTCTGGCAGGTGCTGGGAAGGCGGCTGACATTAGGGACGGCATCCTTATAGACCAACAGAGCTTGGGAGTTCGTACCGCCCTCTCCGTTGATTCTAAAGTCAGCATTGTTGGCGCGACGAACGATAATTGTGTTGCCGGCGATGATTGTGGTATAGACACCGCCACCAGAAAGGGCCGCGATATTGGTAGCGAGACTGCTGACAACAGTTGCTACATCAAGAGTGCCAGTGGTCGGTGTGGTATAGGTTGCAGTATTACCATCGACAGAAACCTTGTAGGTTGAGTCGTAACCAATTAGGTTAACAGTGACAATACCGACAGGAGCCTGAGCAGTACTAAGAGTAGCCAGTGTCCCGACAGTCTTTGATCGATTAAGAACAAAGTTGTAGTCATTGATCTGTAGCATCTCAAAGTCAGAGGTGCTGCAGTTGGCAATGTAGTTTTTAGCGGATGTAGCAATACTATTAACCGTCTTTGATGCTCCAGTAATGGCGTCCCATATCAGCAGAGTCCCGTCTGCTTTGAACTGACCGACATAACGCTCGGTCTCGTCACGAAAGATGCTGAACCAACGACCTTCGTTCAGAGCGCCGGAGAGGTTGGATACATACTTAAGACCAGGACGCTTAAGCATCCCATAGGTTGGATCGGGGACGCAGTTCTTAGCAGCCTTGACCTGGCCAGGAAGTTTTAGCGAATCAGGCTGCTGGGAGACACCACCAAGTAGGTTGGGGATCCTTTGAGAAATAGCAGTCATAACTATCGAACCAACGTCCTGAATGGCATGTACGAGATGTACTCGCTTTGACCGTTCTGAAGGCCAAACATCGTCGGTCGTGAGGTCTCGGTGTCGTAAGCCACGCACAAGGCCCTACAAGCAGCTTCATCCTGAGCAATTAGCTCTACCTGCTCCTTAGAAGCCACAAGGCGGCTGGCGTAGGCCCTTGAGGCTCTAGCTGTTATGTATTCCTTGAAAGGTTGGGGGCACTTGTCAAACTCAAAGCCCCAGACCACATCACAGTAGATAGTCTCTGTGAAGGTATAGGAGTGCTTAATCTTATCGTAGAGCTTACCTTCGCGCTCAACGATGTCGTAGTCAGCACCGTGCTTATAGAAAGCAGGCGTGAAGGAAGTGAGATTAGAAGGCACGAGGATCTGTCCGTTGTTGTCAGGAACGAACGGATACTCTTGTTCAGTATTGAAGTTCCACCCTTCTGCCAGGACGGTTCTCGTAGTCTCCTTCAGGATGGCTACAGCCGACGTGACCTCGGGGTTATCAGTATCAAGGGAAACGACAGCCGCGCCACCAATGCAAGAAAGCATCTGGTTGACGGCATCAAGGAGAGTAGTACGAGTTGCCATAGGTCATAGGGTGAGATCCAGTCTTGGATCTAGATAAAAAAAAGGGGCCCCATAAGGGACCCCCAAAGGAATCAGGCAATGTTGCGGAAAGCACCAGCCACAGACACGCGCACAGCGCCAGCGCCCATAGCGAGCTTACCGACAACCAGATCGCCCTGGTACATGATGGACACGTCGCCAGAGGTGGTCTCGACGCTGGGGCCGAGGGTTTCGACCACAGCAGCAGCATCGCGGTGGAAGATAAGGCCGCAGCTGTTAGTGAAGTCGGTGGTGTTGCCGTAGCTGTTCTTCTCGTTGGTAGCGTCGGTGTTCTCGATGGCGGGGCCAGTCGAGGTGCCGTACTTACCGAGGAAAGGAACGTTGTTGGACTTGTAGATCTTGATACCGGCGATCTCGTAGAGACCAGCACCGCTATTCAGATTACCTTGAGTATTTCCAATCTCGCGATTGAGAATATTCGTGTCCACAGAGGAAATAAGACTGTAATACTGCCGAGGAGACAGTACAGCCACACGACCATCACGAGGTGCAGAGCGCTCATCAAGAACAGCAGCGGCCTCGAAGAAGCCGTCAACAAGTGCTTGAGCGTTGTACTCGTTGTTGGCACCCAGCTTCACAGTGAAACCACCAGGCTCACCAGTCACAGGGCTAGCAGCAGCAGCTGCACGATCCAGCACACGGAATACGCGGCGATCATAGTGCTCACTGAGAGCCTGGCCGATTTGACGGGCAATGGGGCCGCGCAGATCGTAGTGGGCCAGCACCTCATCAAGCTCGTACAGGAATGCAGAGCTGATCAGCAGCTGGTCAACAGTGATTGTGGTTTCTGCTTGTGCAGGAGCACCATTAGTGCCACCACCATTACCCAGAATAGGGGTGCCAGGAGTATGGAAACCGGCCGTCATCTTGCCGGTGTGAATGAACTGTGCCTCTTTGCCGTTGCGAAGAGTACGGTTCTGAACCAGATCCTTTGCGATCAGGTTATTACGGAACGATTCATACACTTCTCCAGTAAAGAGTTTAAGGAGAAGAGCACGAGAGTCACCAGCCTGGTTAATTTGACCAGGACGGGTAAGAAGGGTGTTAGCCATTGTTATTTAAGGAAGTTGGTGTTTGCTTTAATTGCGCCAGTTCCTATTTAAGATCGATCTATTGTCTAAATGTTATTCAATTGGTAATTACCGTCGTGGGGTATCCATTGCGGGCCCACTGCAGCGGGCTGGGTTTTAACGTGGTCCAAAGCTTCCACAAGAAGAGCAGGGTCCGACTCTGAGGTGCCCTGCTCCAACCACACGTCTGTGGATTTCAGCCCGATGCCGAAGCAGAGCGGGAACTAGATCAAAGTAGGTTTCCGCTACGAGCGAGCTTCTCCTGCACATCAATTCGATACGCAGGGTCGTCCTTGTAACGAGGATCAGCAATGGCTCGGGCCAGCTCAGCTTGGCTGCGGAAGCCAGGCTCAGCCTTGGGAGCACGAGCCCCGGTGTACCGAGCGCCTTCGTAGCCAGCCTCTGAGGCAAAGCGGGCCTTGAGACCCTGGGCTGCCCAGTACATGGCTCCGTAGTCACCACCGTTCATCACGCCGTCATAGGCGGCGATTTCGTCTGGGCTTAGGTTCTCAGCTGCCCAGCCCAACATCTCCTGGTAATTCTCTGCACCACCGACAGCATCACGAATGGAGGCTGCCTGCTCCTCAGTCAGCTGGGCCTGCTGGGCCTGCTCACGTTGAGACTTGATGTAGTCAGCCCAGGTCTCAACAAGAGTGCGGCTATCTAGCTGAGCAAGCTTCTCAATGGTGTCGTCGCTAAGACCACCCTCGTCAAACTCAGTACTGGCTGCCACAAGGGCCTGTAGAGCCTCTGAGATCTCCTCATCGGACTCTTCTGCCTCTGCACTTTCAGAAGCCTCTTCGTCAGCCTCCTGCGACTCTTCAGAGGCTTCCTCTTGCTCGTCAGTGGCTCCCTTCTCGCCTAGCTTGCGCTGTAGCTCCAGGTAGGCCTTCTCAAGTTCCTCAGCAGACTTGTACTTACCAGCAAACCTGGCTTCGTTCTCATCAAGCTGAGATGCCTTTGCAAAGCGCTCTTGAGCAGCATCCTCCTGGGCATCAACAAGGCGAGCTCCAACCTCCAGGGCGCGTGCCTCAGCGGCTTCTCGCTCGCTTGTGTCGGCCCCGTCCTGAGGGTCAAATGTATTGGTAATTGCCATTAGTTAAGAACTGTAGATACAGAATTAAAACGTGGAGTCACTCGTTGCTTAGGGCCACCGATTTGGTCCTTCCCAATCATTGGACGTACACGCGGCTGTGGAGCGTATTTGTTAGAGCTGGGTTCCGGCGTCGGGGAGTTGGGCTCCTGGAGGGCTTTGTCCTTGACTGAATCCAAGGCCTCCGGGGACTTCTCCTTCTTGTTGTTGCTGGGCATTGATAGTATCGAGAATAGCTGGGTTCTTAGATGGATCCATAATCGGAGCACCAGCAAGTTGGCCCATCTGATCCAACATTGATTGCTGTTGTTGTGCCTGCTGTTGCGCCTGGGACTCCTGCGCGAGCTCCTCTTCAGTCTTGATTAGACCTAGGTAGTCAATACCTGCAGATGCAGCAAGACGTTTTATGGCCTCTGTTGGGTTCAGGAAGTTAGCCATCACCTCAGGACCAAGGGTCTGGGCAATTGTCTGCATAAACAGCATCAGGGCTTCACGGTCCTGACCACGACCCACCCCTTCAAGACCTGCTACCACAGTGGGGAAGACCATGTCTTTAGGGAACTTAGGCAGCATCCGTTGACGCTGTAGCTCCACAAGCTTGCGGTTGATATACGGACGAAGAAGGTCTGTGGTCAGACTTCCATAGATTCCACCAAGCTGCTCGTTGAGCTCTTGCTGGGTAGCACGTATCTCTTCAGCGGTAGTGCGTTCAGATTGGCGCACTGTCAAGACAAGGAACGCCTCAGACAAACGCTGGGTTAGCAGCGTGATCATGTCATAGGCAGTCTTGAAGTCGGCAGTCTTACCAACCTGGATCACACCGACATCGTCAGGGCGGCCTTGGATGATGGCTCCTGAGCCAGCCTGAGCAAGTTGGTTGGGCTTGGTGGTAGCAGAGGGAGATACGGTGAAGATCACCTTTGCTGCAGCTGCAGAGCCCTCGACAATGGCTTGGCTAAGGGATTCAAGAGACTTCAGGTCTCCCAGATACTCCTCAATTCGGCCACGGCCCCAATCTTCCCCATCCACAACATTGAAGCGGAGGGGGAGCCACTGAGGTGTGTTCTTAGGGCAGACAGACTCCGTACCGGGGATGAGGCGATCATCGGCCTCCTGATGCCAACGCCACTGGCCATCCTGGAGCTTTGCCCAGGTATAGACAGCGACCTCGTTGTTCATCGGGTCAAGCTTGAGGTCGGCAATACTGCCGGCTCCCTCGTCCCCAGTTGCGTTGTCTGGTTCTGGCACACCAGTCTTACGCTCCTTCAACCATTGTTCAGGAGTCTTCTTAAAGAAGCTCTTTGGCAGGAACTGACGGTCAATAGCCTCTACGGTGACGATCTCAGTAACAGAACCTTCTCCGTCCCTAACGACCACATAGCGATCCATCGGGTAGAGCTTGATCCCCTTCTTACCCATATAGAGCAAGACGTTACCGGTAACCACCAAGTGCTTCATTGCCTGGTGGAGCACGGTCCGGTCTGTCGACTCGTTGACGTGCTGCATAACGACGCGCTCCATCTTGGAGAGCACCAGATCAATTTCGGAGCGAGCCTGAGCATCCACATCTGGATCCTTTGCAAGCGCGCCGTCACTGATTTGAAGCTTAAAGAACTTTGTACTAACAGGGAATAGGGACAGCATCAGCTTGGATGCCATCACATTCACGCCTTTTGCGCCTACTGCTTGCCAGGGTGTCCACAGTTTGCTTCCGCTGTAGTGCCCACTAGGGGGCATAATGTACGGAACACTGAGCCTGGCACACTCTCGGGCTGCATCGAGAAACTGTGTACGATTGCTTGTCAGGCGGGCGTAGCGCTCTGCTGCAGTCTTTTCCATTAACCTTTACCGATTGACAAACCACCAGCATTCGATGAAGCACCACCTAAACTCAGGTTTCCAGTTGAGGGTGCAGTATTTAGTCCAGTCCTTGTGGTTGAAGACTGTCGTGCTCGTTTCTGACGCTTAACCTGTGCCTTGTCTGCTGGAATTAGATTATTGAATGCTGAGCCGCTACGGAACTGGGTCTGCGGAGTTCTATCCATTTGAGCAAGCCAATCCTGCTGACGCTGCATAAACTCAGCATTCATTGCGTCCATTGACTCCCAGATCGCAGCCTGTTGAGCCATCATTTCAGCATTCCAGGCTTCCCAGTCAAATTCAGGAAGATATCCGTCCTGAGTCCCATCAGGGTTGATGCTAGTTCCTGCCGCAGCAGCAGCATCAAGTCGTGCCTGTGCATTGGCCGCAACTTGTTGGGCGTACCTGGCAGTAATAGGCGAATTAACTTTCAGCTGACTGGAAGGCACATAGCCAGCGTTAGCAGCAGCCGCACCAGCCCTAGCAGTTTGACCAGTTCTTGCTGTTTGATTAAAGACACGATCAACACTAACACCAAGCTTCTGTGCTACCGAAGCTGCTTCCTTGTAATTGACGCCTGAGCCGGCCGAAGCGAGCTGTTTTTGAATAGCTTGGTTAGTACTATTTCCACCCCCACCGCTTCTTGCAGCAGGCGCTGGAGCAGCTGCCCTTGCCGGCGCAGAGGGAGCTGCCTTAGGCGCGGGCGCAGAAGCGCTGGGAGCAGGTGCTCCTCCTCCTTTAATTTTAGCCACTATTAGGATCCTCCTCCCATAGAAATAGTGAGTGGGTTAGAGAGTTGTGACGTACCTAGAACCGCCTTTTTACGAGCCTTCTTACGTACAGACGACTTGATCTTTGCTGCGTCTGGGTCTTGCCCAACCAGCTTCATACCCATTGCACGGTTAGCAGCCTCTTCAGAACGACGAGCCATTTCCTCGTTTTGAGCAAGCTGCTGCTGTAAAGCCGCCTCCTGAGCTGCCTGGGCAGCGGCAAACTGTGCCTCCTGACTAGCCATCTGCATCTCAGCCTGGGACATCTGCCAGGCCAGAGTCGCATTAAACTGATCAAGAGAGTCTTGCCTAGACTGCTCATATTGAGCTTTGTTTTGTGCAAGGCTTGCGTTAGCTTGTTCGGCCGCCGCACGCTGCGACTTCTTAACAAGCTTGTTTTGCTGCCTCTGGAATCGCTGCTGACGCTGGCGTTCCTTTTTAATCTGTGAACTGGAGGGGCCACCCCCTCCGCCTCCTCCACACATTAGAGTTCTCCTTTTAACTCAGATAACTTGTGCTTAAGTTGTCTGACAACAGAAACCTGACCAGCCCTATAGGCAATCTCAGTGAGGCCTAAGCTTGGTTCTGGCATCTGATCTGGGTACAGACTTTCCAGCTCGGCAATCAGCCGAGAAAGGGCCCCTGCAGATACATCCGAGAGGCCCAGTTGTTCAGTGATAATCATTCAGGCTTGGTTTCAGCAAAGAGACACTTGTCTGAATCGCAAGCAGCAGGGCCGGAAGCTTCAGATCCAGCCCCAAAGGCAGACATCGCAAGGGAGAAGTCTCCTGTCAACCGACGAGCCTCCACATCAGCAGAGAGCTGTTCATAGGTCTGCCGATCAATCGGCTCAAACGGAAGACGAGGGAACGTCTCATTGGCATCAAAGCGAGCCAACAAGGCTGCTGAGATGTAACCATTGCCAATGTTGTCGTAGATCAGCTGCGACAAGGGCTCGATTTCATTCTCTCGGAACTCAAGAGTTGCCGAGGTGTTATGCGTGGTGTAGTGCTGCTGCACCTGCATATAGAAATCAAACTGAGCTGCAACGCTGAACTGGTTCGGGTCGAACTTGTCGCAACCCTCCAGGTTGGCCCACACGGCCTCAGTTGGAATCTCTACCAGCCACTCAGTACAGAGAGGATCACGAGGGTCGTCCAACAGGGCACCATCTGGCCCGCGATCAGACTGGCTGGGGATGATCCGATAGCCGTAAGCCTCACACGCCAGAGCGACAGGGTCGTTCTTGGCAAAGGTGATGCGACGGATAAACCGAGCAGCCTTGGGAGGATGCCAACCAGGGGAAGCCCCAGTCAGGAGGCTCTTGGTGCCGGCGGGCTGGACCGTAGTAGTTCGGTTGGGAACACGGAGGCCGTGCCGCTCGCAGTAATCCTTGACAGTGGTCTCGACAATGTCGCGCCAGAACTTGAGGTAAAGGGCCTCAGTGTCGTGGTAGTACTCATTGCGGGGACGGCCCTTGGCCCACCACTCCAGCCAGGGAGCGCCAAAGCGCTTCACAAAGAAGTCGAACAGGCCGGTAAAGGAGACGCCGATGATCGGGTCCACAGCACGGCTGTACTGGTAACGCTCTTCCTTAAATTGGTGGTGGAGCAGAGCACACGCGCTAAGAGCAGCGGCCTGGAAGGCGGCTACCTGAGCCTGCTTGTCGGCAGGGTCAATCGTGTTGAGATGAACTTCCGACAGGTTGCAGTGGAAATCCTTACCGAGGATCTCGCCACAGGGATTGAGGCCGTAGCGACCCAGGCGGTGCTCCAGCTCACGCTCGTCGAGCAGAGGCTCACACTTCAGCAGATACTTACGTGCTGCCTCTTTACCCTCATTCTCATAGATGTCAATGAACTTGTCCTGTTGCTCACGGAAGAACAACAGGTCAGCATTGGAACGAGCGATAGCTTCCGGTGCATATTGGATAGCACCCTCGCCTGAATAAAACTGTTTGGTTACCGAAGCCTTAACCTCATCAAAGGACGGCTTGGTGTGATACACCCGAGTGTGATTAGCCATTCGCAGGGCATCACGCTCAGGATCGATACGCCACTTTCCATCTTCGCCTTGCTGCCAAAGGTTATCCTTTGCTACTGCAGCATCCTCGTCAGCGCAATCGAACTGACGCATACCAGCACTTCGGCGCACGTTGCCTGCGACGACAGCCAGTGACGACTCGTCTAGCAACAGACAGCATTCAACAGAAGTCAGTTTCCTTCCGTATGCTTTATGGAGAATCTCGCCAGCACGGCGATAGAAGTGGGCAAGTTTAACGGGGTTAGCCACACCCCCGAAGCCCTGAATCGGACTTCCTGGGGGCCGAACACTACTCAAGTCGACCGTAACACTAGCAACACTAAGGTTCGCATCGGTAGCTAACTCCAGGAGCGCGAGAAAGGCGTCTGTCCAACCTTCGCGTGAATCGCCCACATAGATTGTGGCGCTTTCTCCTTCTATAATGGATCGCCTGGTATTAGGATCCCTAATCTCAGCTTCACCGATATTCTCCAGTACGGTGAGGTTAAATTGATTGCAGATCGGAGGCAGCTGATCAATACAACGAGGCTCAAGAATTGCGCCTGTACCTGAGCCCATCATCAACAGCTCCATTTGGAGCGGGAAGGCTTTCAGGTCGCAGGTGTCTGTGCTGGTGCAGTTGTAAGCGCCTGAGAAGTTCTTGCGCTCTTCTACCCAGGGAGTGCCTCCAACCCACAGCCATCGGCCGGAGGGCAGGGAGTGAAGCTTAGTCATCTGGTCCCGGACCAGGGCTTCCTCTTCAGCGTTGAACTTACCGACCTTGCTCAGTCCAAAGACGCAGCGGTCAACAACATCGGACCAATTCTCTTTACCGCCTTCTGTACGGCGGCTGTACGTGCGGTAGAAGACGGGGTTTGCGGAGGGGGCGTTGTCAGGAAACATTCTTGAGATATGCTTGATTCAGTTGGTTTACTTTTGCGTCGATGAGGTGAAAGGAAGTCACCCATCCTTTTTCTGTCCCTACGACGATCTCTACGTCACCGTTAGGAAGGGACGTAATTAACGGCTCGGGCGGTGTCAGGGAACTCTCTGATGAAGACATGCTTGATTTGCTCTGCAACGTGTCTGTGCTCCTTCTGAGTTGCAGGATCTGTACGCAGCTGAAGGTAATGGATCCAAGAACGGAGCGTGCCGTTCATATACATACGGGTTGTCGTGGCTAGAGGGAGCACCTCTCTGGCACACTCCTTAGCAACACCAACATCAAGCAGACGGCGATAGAGACGATACGAATCGGCGTAATGCTTAGCAATGTCGTATTGCAGTAGATCGACTAGACCAGGGTCTAAGTCGTCGATACTGTTCTGCCTATTCTTGGTGTCTTGCCTACGCAGCTCAGGCAGCTCAGGAGGTGCGTCAACCTCTGCATAGCGTTGACTAAATTCCTGATATGAAAACGACCTATGCCGAAGCACCTGTTGGGCGATACTTCTGGTCGTCTCAATCTCAACGCACATGTTTACCATTTCAAATGGAGACCAGTGCTTGTTCTTGATTAGATAGCTGATAAGCCTAGGAGCTGTCTCCTTGTTGTTTTCATTAGCGGGATTTGAAACACGGGCCATCTTGGCGATGAGTTCGTCACCACCCTCAGTGGCCCAGACAAGCTTGACTGAGCTCATACAAGATCAATTAATTGAGGTGGTTTATAGTTGGGGCCTTTGAGAACCTTGCCATCGTCTCGGCGTAACGGCTTGCCATCCACTAACTTGCTGAGGTTGGATTGATGAACTCGCTCAAGAGCTTCATCAAGGTCCCAACCCGCAGCTGCTGCAAACTGGTACACCACATAAGCTAGATCTGCTAACTCCTTAAGTAGGCCCTCACGCGATCTCTTACAGGTGATCAGCTTGCTAACAGTGTCAGCAGATTCCAGCACCTCCTTAAACTCCTCTACGATGAGACGGAGTTGAAGATCAATCTGTTCCTTGTTAAGGGCACCTGTGGGCTGGCCCATCAGGCTACGAAATTCAACGGCTTCTGCGTAATGACTCATCGGTTACGGCTAGCGGAAACGAGATAGATCTTTTTGTCGATGTAGGCTTTTGCCTTGAGTAGGTCATCAAGCTCTTCCTCGTATTGCTTATGGCCAGCACGACATACGTACTTGACCACATTGCCAAGGAAGTAATCCAGCTTCTGGTCCGCAATAAAGTCCCAGACCTCAATGGCCCCACGCTGGTAGTGGGAAGGCGAGTATTTGGACATATGTATATTGTTAGTGGGTTTGACTACTCGGATGGGTTGAACTGTCAGGAAATTCCTGAATATTTGACACGTCTGGGCAACGTGTAAGGCCGCCTTACAAATTGCTTAATTGCTGGGGCGGTGGGTTAAAAATAAGCTCGGCTGACAAAGAATGCGCTCACCAAGCCCCCGCCGCACAAAAACAGAAGGGGGTCTGACTACTGGGCTTCAAGCTCATCAGCGATTCTGAGCAGCTCATAGCGGATGCCGTAGCTCTCAAGTTTTTCTGGCACCACCTGATCGGCAGCAGTGCGAAGGGCGGCGGCAAGAGATACTCGTTCCTCCTCGCACATCTTCATCCGATCAGGATCATTCGTAAAAGCAACTACCACTGCTTTAGTTGCAGAGGAAAGGTTGCGCGAAACAAGGTCAGCCATAGAAGTGTGTAGATCTACTTTTCCAAATCCTTGAGTATGTCTTTTGCCATCTTGAGGTACTTGCGCTTGTTGTATCTAATAAGGAGGATATCCTTCTCTAGCTTGAGTCGAAACAAAAAACGCTCAACATTGAGCACGAGCTCTTGCCACTTCAACCAGAGGTAACGAATGACGTTGAAGTCAACGATCGCCAATGCTGCCAAGAAGGCAAAGAAGTAGATGTAGTTCATTAGGGAGAGAAGAGAATGACGGCTTGCCCTTCCTCATCCCAGAGATCATTTGTGAGGATCGTTGCAAGACGAATGTTTCTAATAGCGTCGGCTTCAGTTAGGCCGGCAGAGATATAGGTGTCGCGAACCTTCTCGTAGTATTTGCCGTCCTTTACCTTGCCCAGGATTGCGTCTGCTTTCTTAGGGCCTACACCAGGAACTCCGATGTACCCATCCGTCTGATCGCCAGTCAGGGCTTGATGCCAACGCTTGTAGGCTGCCTTCTCAGGGGTCTGTAGGAACTCCTGCTTTCCGTTCCAAATACGACAAGCGAATTGCTCCATATCCTTGTCAGGGGAGCACAGGATGAAATTGTCGTACTTACCAGAGGTGACTACAATGCCAATAGCATCATCTGCCTCTAGCAGCGGCATCTGTACGGACTCCCACTGGGATTTAGACCACTCCTTGAGCTTCTTGTACCCAGCCGGCTTTCTCTTAATTCGATTCCCCTTATAGGTAGGGTCTACTCCCTTACGGAAGTTCAGCTCATCAGTAAAGAAAAGAATAAACTGATCAGTATCAAACCTAGTACAGAGATTGTTGATGTCTTGCTGAACAATCTGACGACCCCTTGCAAAGTTGCCAATGACAACAGTGAGTTCAGGCTCAAATTCAAGCTCTTCTTCAGCAGCGGAAGCGGCACGGTAGACAATCGGATCAGCATCAATCAGCAGCAGTGGTTGCATTAGTGTAATCGAGAAGATAAAAGTAGGCGCGTTTAATCACGTCAGGGTCATCGTTGAACTTGCCAAACCCAAGGTTGCAACTATTGCAGATGTAACCTCGAAAGCTTTCTGTTAGATGATTGTGATCAAGCACCCAGGCATCAGTATGGGAGAGGCAGACAGGGCATATACCTGGAGGCGGTGGTGGGTGGAGCTTGCGAAGTCTGTTACGGACTTTGGCCAGCTCACTTCCACACGCCTTACAGGTATTCCGTCTTCCAGAACCAGGGACAGAGAACAAGTGGAACTCGTCTAACGTCCTGAGCTCACCACACTTTCGACACCGCTTAGTGTGTATCTCCCCAGTTGAGTCCTGACTGAACCTCGCAGTCAAGGGGAGTTCTAAACTTAATTGCATACTCTACGTCTTTCATAGCAAGCGGTATAAGGGTCTTGACCATCTCTACGTGCTCAGGTGCAACGGAGAGCTGCATCTCGTCGTGGACGAAAGCAAGCGGTGTGTAATCGACACCGGCCTCTTTGAGCAGTTCATTAGTACGTACAACCCACATCTTGCAGATTGACGCTCCACATGACTGGAGGAGGTAGTTCAAAGAGGCATGTGACTTCTTGATCCGAATAGGTCTTCCATCGATGCCATAGATGACACCGGACTCAGCACGCTTTTGAACAGCGGTGACAAGATCACGGAATCCTTCGATACCGTCTAGCAGTTTTGCTCTGAGCTCTTTACCTCTGGCAGAAGCTTCCTTCTTTGAAGCGCCGGCAGACAATCCAAGCTTAACATCGCCCCCTCCGTAGATCATACAGTAGGTTATAACTTTCTGAGTTCTCCGATCTACTCCAGAAATGTCCGCCATTGCTTGGTGGATATCGCCTTCAACGACTGTCTTTCCGAAGGAGCCACCGTCGTATCGTGCCAGATAATGAGCAAGGCAACGAAGTTCGAGGCCAGAAGCGTCAGCGCCAACTTGAATACGATCCTTGCCGGCATAAAACAACTCACGGCATTCGTGACTACTCGGAACCTGGGCAAGATTTGGACGTAGGTGAACATTTCTTCCGGTGGCAGTGTTGAGAAGACAGCTGTGATGAATGCAGCCATCCTTCTCCACCATTTGCAGCCAGCTGTTCTTGCCTTCAGACAAAAGTCCTAAGGCTTTCTGCAGCTCCAGAATCCGAGCAAACTGCTTGCTCTCTTCTGTACCTATTGCAAGGAGAACATCTTCATCGATCTTGGGCTTGCCAGTATCGGTGAAGTCTGTGGGCTCCCATCCACGGTGCTTCTGGAAAGCCCAGGCGATGTGATCACGGCTGGTAGGACTGAATTCGGTAAGGCGCGTCATCGGAGCCCCGGTGACATACCCACGTGTGGCGTCATTACGTCGGGGAACAAACTCCTTGCCTGCCACAAATGTGAATGTGGCTCGCATCTGGTCTGAGAGCGTTTCGATTTCAGTCCGTAGCCGACTCTCTAAGGCGTGAGCCTTGTAGACATCGAATGGATATCCAGCCTGCTCTTGCCAAGCCATGATCTCTGCACACTTGTGCTCAAGATCAATAGCCCGCTGATATTCCTCAAGCTTAGGCTCGAACATCTTGACGAGAGGATAGTTAGCCTCAACGTCTTGTGTGCAGTAATCCAGCATCTCTGGTGTGTAAACACTCCAGTCGCCGTGCAACTGCTTGCCGTACTCGCTCTTTAGGACACCAAGGCGGTAGCCCCAAGACTCTAGGGAGTGACGACCGTACAAGTTACCCGGCATGTTGGCCGGTTTAGCTCGTAAGTCTCGATCCAGCATGTCAGTAAAGAACATGCGAGACAGAATTAGAGTGTCATACAGCTTCCCGTTCCAGGGCTTGAAGAACGGATATATTTCCTGGATCGCTGGTACATCAAAACCTAAGATATTATGCCCCCATAATTCATCAGCTTCCATCAACAAGGTAAGGCCGTTCGTTACAGAACTGTTCCTGCCGCTGTCGTCGAACCTGTAAACCTCTTGGGTATCTAGGTCCTTGGCCACGACACAGTGAACCGTTGTGAGCTTGCGGAGAAGCCCATCGGTCTCAATATCAAAGACATATCTCATCGGCCATTTGCTCGGTAGAAATCAATAACCTGCATAAGTGCTCGCAAGTGTTCTTCGTGCATCTTCCGCACCTGTGTCTCTCTCCTCAGGACATTGGCCTGGTGGTCGAGAACGAGCAGGGTTGGAAACTCTGTAATCGAATAAGAGATACAAACAGCCTTGTGGTATTGCCTCTCCAGGACTGCTGTGTAGCAGCGGTAGTTCGTACCGTCTAAAGCACTCTCTAGGTTGTCCAGAGCCACCTGAGAGGGCAGGTGATCGTTCTCTGTGAATAGAACCAAGTGATGCGGCTTAGAAGTCCGTGTAAGCGGCGGAACCGGCTCCTTCTCCTGCTCCTGACGGGCCGAGCATTTGGAGCAGCCTTCCGCGTTCCTTGTCGTACCGAAGCATTCCAGCTTCGCCCGTTGTCCCGTTGAAACGGTTTTTAAGAACCCGGAGAAGTGAGGTGTCATCTCCAGCCGCCATGTTCCGCTCAAGACAGACGACGAGGTCGCTGAGCTGCTGGATTCCTTGCGACCCCCGAAGATGTGAGAGAGAAATCTGGCCACCGTCTTCGTGACCTTTGTCATTGTGTAACCTCCTTAGGTGAGAGACGAGAATCAAACCAATACGTGTTTCTTCAACAAACGACCTGAGTTTTGTCATCGTTACATCGATCATCTGCCTCTCGTTATCTGTTGCATTACCGGACAACAGAATTGAAAGGTGATCGAGGATGACCCATTTGACATCCCTTGCTTTAACCATAAAGCGGATGTCGTTGAGGATTACATCTGGATCGACGCTACCGAAACCATCTCGAAGAAAGACCCTGCCAGAACCAACGCTCTTGTTGAAAGCTTCTTCAAAGAGCTGGTCGTCGATTTGATTGTCTAGATGTAGCGGCTTGTTGGCCACAACAGACATCAGTCGGAGACCGGTCCTTTGGATAGATTCCTCAAGGGCGATGTAGCCAACATTGAACCCCTGATCGACGAGGTGTTGGGCCGTTTCTCCACAGAGGAGGCTTTTCCCGACGCCTGATCCAGCGGTAATCGTGCAGAGCTCCCCCAGTCGCAGACCACCAGTAACGGAATTAAGACCGTCGAAAGGCCAATCAGCGTCCCTACCAACCATTGGCCGGCGGAGTAGATCAAGTAGATTTCGTCCATCAATAATCGTCTTGGGCGAATAGGGAGCGGCATTCCAAATGGCCTGCCTGATTGCTTCCCCATCGCGTGCCTGTAAAGCCTCTGAGGCGTCCTTGTAGGCCCCCATAGAGGCGATCTTCACCTTGTCAGGGGGGAAGAGCTGGGCACACTTAACGGCTGCCTCCTGGCCCGGAGAATCGTTATCAAAGAGAATTATGATTTCCTCGAAGCTAAGGCAAAAGGAGAGCTGATTCTGGAGATCTTTATAGGCACCAGCAGCACCGCTATAGATCGAGACAACTGGCCACTTTGGCTGGGCCTCCCAGACGCTCAGGGCGTCCATTTCGCCCTCGACAATGACAAGGCGCTTACCACCTCCGAAGAGGTGCTGTCCGAACAACCGTTTCTCGACATTCTTGCCGATCCACCTGAAGTTCTTCTCCTTGTCTCTCTCCTTAGCCCCTACGACCCTGCCTGATTGATCTGTGTAGGGGAACCGGATCACTGGACCCGCGTCCACCCTGACATTGAACTTGCGGCACGTCTGCTCGGTAATGCGCCTGGAGCGAATCTCGGCAAAGTCGCCGTGATAGTGAAAAGTCCCTACTGATTTGGTAGGGACATCCTCAGTTCCAGGCACATAGTGCTGACAGGAGTAGCAATAGGTGTGGCCATCTGAATACAGACTGTTGGCATCACTACTCCCACAGTTCGGGCAGGGCTCGTGTCGAATGAACTCCGAGTCCTCACTCATAGTCAAACACTAAAGTTTCAAAGCGGTCAAGTTCGTTCTCAAAGCCCTCGATGATGTCTTGAGGGCTAGAGCCTTCTTCGAGCAGAGACAGTATCAGCCTCTTCACTACACCCTGGATGTGCGCGATATCACTCATGAGAGGAAATCCTGAGCGACATCTACATACTCATCGAGAGCGCCAACAACATCAGCAAACTCAAAGCCAGCGTCTTCAAGACTCGATACAAAGGCATCGATCTTGTCGAAGAGGTGTGAGACTTCAACAGAAGGGGTCATTCAAACCATTGCGGTGGAACATTTGGCCATACACACGCAGGAAAGCCGTGCTTCTCAGCCCAGCTCAGGTACGTGTGCTTTGAACCCTTGGCCAACGGGTTGTTTCGTTGAAATACGAAGCGAATATCGAGATCGGGATTGCACTTCTTCACAGCAATCATCTTGCGGCGGTCAGCAGGCTTGAGGAAGCCCTTCGCCTCAATGATGACGTTATTCGGAAGATGGAAATCCGGGGTATAAGAACAGTCTAGCTGGTAATTTAGTTTGGAGGACTCATACTTAAAGTCGAGCCCTACCGATGTAAACGCTTTGGCTATCTGCTCCTCGAATTTGGAGCGAAAAGCCATCAGAAGTCGTAAGTGTCTTCGTCAACAGCTTCAGCCTCCGCTTTGCGAGGAGCAGGGGAGGATTGCTTGAAGCCTGCACTCTTCTGGAACAGAGAAATAATCTCGTCTTCAGAGAGCTCACCTGAATCAGCAACCGCACCGCTGTTGAGCTCCAGCACCTGGACACCGAGGAGCTGAAACTTGGTGCCAACCTTATTGCCGTAGGGGTAGCCCGTCTGATTGACAATGACGCGGGCCTTAGTCCCTTTACGGATTGAGGCTCTCACCTCATCAGACAAGACGGAACCCTCAGCGTCAATGAACACCGGCTTGGGTTTGTTGTCCGTCTCACCACCGTAGGTGTACTTAACAAGACCTTCTTCGTCCCATTTCTGGATGGCGACTTCACAGCGCTTGGGGTTAGCCAGCTTGGTCTTAGCCCAGGCCAGGCCTTCCTCCCGATCAGCTTCCATCTCCCCCAGCACATCGCTGGGGATACGGAACGACAAGGTGCAGTTGTTGTACTTGCCGGACGGCTGCCCGACGTTAATGAAGCCTTCGAGCGTGGTCTCAAACGTGAATCGAGCCATAGGTTACAGGTGTGTAAGTGAAAGGTCAGCAGAAGAAATAGGTGGACTGGTTGACCTGATCGATGTCCAGGTCGCCTTTGATCAGGCCATCAGGAACAATTGCTCCGACCTGTTTGGCCCAGTCCTGAAGCACGTCGCCCTTGTACATCTCCGCAAAATGCAGGCGAAGCTGGCGTCCCATCTCGTCCATATCGCAGGATCGACCCATTGCACAGTCATGGATGACCGTGAAGGGTTTATCCCATTCAGAGAAGACGAAATGTAAGAGGCTGGCATCGGCGCTATGCACCAGATTTGGAGCTGTGCAGGCTTTGTGCTTATCAACGTCCACAGGGCCAGGACCCTTGTAGACCGAGGAACGCAGGGTTCCAACACCCATGAGCTGAGTCTTTACTCGCTCAGTGGTGGGTTTGTTGGCCATCTGGCGCACGACAAATCCAGAAGGTGTTGTCCATTGGATATATTCAGCGCCCTCGCGGATGATGCGAGCAGCACTCTCTTGAATCCAATTCATCACCCGTACAGGGCCACCAAAGACTTCAGGCATAGCCTTGTCGTAGATGGCCTTGGTGATTGTGGACACATCGCCGTCCTCTAAGGGACAGCCCGCTTCCTTCAAGGCTCCCAGGATGTAGCCACGAGCGCTATGCCTTGTGACCCCATAGGGCGTACACATGACGGTTCGCTTGGTCACTTTCCTGGTCATCCAGTCGTGATACTTAGCGTCCAGATGCTTCTTGGCCTGTTCAGCCACGGTCTTATAACCGTCAGCTGGAACATCCGTAGGCAGGACATTCACCAGAGCAGCAGCCGTTGCATCTTCTGTCATTGCGGACAAATGCTGGAGGCCACTGCAGGTGGCGTCCACGCCCACGGGGTAGCCACTGGTTGCACGAGTGCAAGCGATACAGCAATCGAAATACTCGAAGCAGCTAGCAAGGAAGCACCAGGGCTCTTCAGCCTGACGCCACTCTGCAATCGTGTCCAGAGGGTTTTGTGCAATACGGGAGATCAGCTCCGTATTTGCACGAGTCCAAGCGACCCGATCAGCCATCGTCGCTTTGTCGTGCCCGAAGCACGTGGCGACAGAGAAGGCAAGCCAATATTCATTGACTGGACCTTCATCCACAAAATAGAACAGACTTTTATGGAAGTCTGACCCTTGTGGTGTGAGGCTGGTCACAAGCGGGTAGAGACGGCCGCGATAGTCGGCACTCCAGGGAATCCAGAAGGCCTCTTCATTGACATACTTCCGAGCGACATACATCGTCTCAGTCGTCAGCCAATTGTCTCGCTCAAGCTGAGCATTGACATCCTCCAGAACGCGGCGAGCCCGTTTGTACTCCTTGATCACCTCTTCACTTGCGCCCTCAACGGGCCTGGTGGGTGGTTCGTGGCGCTCTTCACGCTTGAACTTGCCAACCGAGATGAAGTTCTCAAAGCAGTGCTCCGCCACATCAAACACCTGTCGGTTGATCCGATAGGCCTGACGCTGCAGGTTGTTCAGCATCTGAATGAACAGGTCTCCCTGCTCTAATGGTTCCCCTGCCAGATGAGCCCGCACCATTGGGTAACCGCGCTCTTCAGCCGTTAAGTAACCACCAGGAGACTCGTTAGACCAGTCCCGAGGTGGACAAACCATCGGCCAGAGACAACAGGCGATCTCGCCGGCCCGCTGCATTATTTGATCCTTCAGCTTGAGAAACTCATCGCTGTAACGGATCAGCAGCACCCGGCTGCGATAGCCGGTCCCGGTGAGCTCGGTCTCAATCCAGCCAGCCCCTCGCTGAAGGCAATCCAGCAGGTAGCCGCCGATCTGGGTGTTGATCCTGGAGCTCCAGGTCTTCCACTCAATACCCTCACGGTTGAACTGCAGCTTGTAGACCGTGGCCTTTTGCTGCGTGCCCGTAGAGGCGTGGAAGCGTTTGGTGATCTTCTTAAAGAGCTCTGGGTCCTGCTCCTGATACCAGTTCAGCCGCAGCTCGGTTTGAACGGCCTTGCCCACGGCCGAGGCGACATTGAGATAGGTGAGCGGCTTGGCTCGCTCGTGACCTTTGCCGGCCCCAAGCGTGTCCAGACACACCTTCATCGTCAGCAAGGCCAAGACCTTGGGGTCAGCCTGTGCGAGGCGTTCAGCAATCAAGCGATGCTCCGGGCCCGGTTGACCGTTGGAGATGCGTCCGAGGCGCTCGCTGACTACAGCGGCCACAGCGGCCAGATGGCCATTCAGCAGTTGCTTGCCATAGACCGTGGCTGAGGCGTACTTACGTTGTTCGGCCTCCAGGGTGCGGCTGTCAAGTCGGGTCTCCGCTTCCTGCTTCTGAGCAGTCTCACGGGCCAGCTGACGTGCGATGCGATCAACTGTGTCCAATTGCATGTGTGTAAATCAGAGATCAAAGACAAGAAAGTGCCGGAGGATCCGGTGGTACTCGTCGCTGAACTCGTCGTCGTCGAAGAGTGCGATGTCCCCGTAGGCCAGCAGTCGGCAGTAGGCCTCAGGGCTCAAAGACTCGATCTGTTCTTGGGTCAGATACGTCATTAGAACCAGCGTTTAGTCGGTTACATGGGTGGAATTGAGCGAGCAAAAGGAAAGCCGGGCGTTTTACCCGGCTATTTCCACTAATGCAATGTCGACGGCTTGGAACCTGAAACTAGCGCGTCTACCAATTCCGCCACATCCGCGTGGGGATCTCAGGGATTGACCTGATGATGGTGAACGTAGCAGATGGCCGGAAACAGGCCGTTTTCGGGCTCCATTAGTCGCGCCTAGATGCCCGCAATCGCGGTTCTAAGCGCTGCGTCAGTGGCCTTCACGTAGCGGAGGGAGGTCTCCACTTGGCGGTGTCCCATCAGGGCCATGATCTGGCGAGGGTGTGCCACTTCCCCCACCCAGGTGCCGAAGCTGTGCCGCAAGGAATGCCACACATGGTCATCGGTGATGCCGCAGTAATCCCGCACCTTCTTGAAGAGGCGGTATAACTCATCCTTATTGCTCCAGTCGCAACCGAACACTAAGGCTGATGGCATTGCTTGCTCGCAGCGCTTTTGAAGCACCGGAGCCACCTTTTCGTGGATGGGCACGGCCCGCACATTTTTACCTTTCGTAATACGACCGGGCTTGCCGCCGAACCAAACATTGCCGGTGCCCCAGTCCACATCCTCCACGCGCAGCTTGAGCAGCTCCGCTTGGCGTGCGCCTGTGTACGCTGCAAACAGGAGTGCATCGGCTAGGTCTGCTCGATCGAATACGTCGACAGCCGCGAACGCCAAGGCATCCACCTGCTCCTTTGTGAACCAGGTGAGCCGGTGCTCTCCCTCCTTTAAGCGATCAAAGCTGGGCACCGTCACGGTGGTGAGCTGGGCCTTATGACACATCCGCAGCACGGTGGTGCCGGCGGAGATGACGCGGTTGACCGTGCTGGTGGACCACTCAGGGTGGTCATCCTGCAGGGCGGTGATCAGTTCCATCCACCAGACGGGCTTGCCCATTCGGGTGAGCGGTAGGGAGCGGCCGCAGTAGGCGGTCACATGACCAGCGTTGATCTGGTTGGTGCGGGCGCTGTTGAGACGCCGCCAGTGGTTCTTCCAGACCCAGTCCAGGGCCTGGCCCCAGGTCTTGACTTGTTCCATCGACAATTAATCCTCCAGGTGAGAGCGGATGCTGTTGGCAAGGAGCTCACCACGCTTGGTCAGATACAACCGAAACCGCTTGTAGTAGTCCGGGTCCTGCTCGCGCTTGATGAGCCTGAGGCCTGGATTGCCGAAGCGATCGGTGTCGCCCAGCTTGTCCAAGGTCCGTGAGATCGAAGCAGCAGACATTCCTGTGGCTGTTTCAAGGACTTGCTGCAGGCAGCCTGGTTCCAGGACCACATACAGAAAGACAGCAAGATGCTGTACCGGAATGTCTTTCACCGTCGCAGCCCGGAAGGCTTCGATGGCGGAGTACAGCTTCTTAAACTCAGGATCCATTGTTTAGACCTCAGTTCCCCTAGTGTAAGCCATTTCGTGGCCTGTTATCTAGGGGGCATTCCCGGAGCATTTGTGCTGAAGACTTAGTAAAGCTTTCAGCCTCGCTCGGAATGTCGATATCCAGCAGATCCCTAGCCGTAAGCTTGGCGACGATGCGCTTGAGCTCGGTGGCCTGGGCTTCATCGGACGCGCCATACCGTCTGAGCGAGCACAGCACTTCTCCTGCAATGATTCCACCAAGGGAGCCATAGAGCTCACTGGCCCCAGCTGGCGCTGGAATTAAGGCTAAAGCAAGACCGACAATTAAGGATTTCAAGGTAGATGAAGCGATGGGTTTAGGCTAGCGCCCTTGACCGCGATAGGCCTTCTTTCCCTTTCTTGGAAGTGATCGAAGACCGGAACCTTGGTGGGTACGCTTAGGTGGTCCAGGCACGAATTCAGACCGTGCTGTTTTAGACGGAGAGGATTTGGCCTTCATAGGCGACGATTAACGTGATTGTGAAAAGGGGTTATTTATTCGCCTGGGTGGAATTCGATTTCCCACTTAAAGCACTCTTCTAGGTAATCGGCCAGCTTGGCTAGCGCTTTACCCTCCGTGTGCAGACTGTGGCGGCTATACCACTCCAGACGTTCGAGAATCGTTGCATTCTCGGGATAGCGTTCAGCCATCATTCACCACTCCTCCTTAAGATACACATTCATGATCTTGAAGTAGGTGGGTAGCAGCTCTTGGGCAGATTGGAGAGCATGTGCTTTATCTCGTGCCCAAAAGTCCCAGTGCCCTGGGTTATCGTTCACATCTGTGTAAGTGACACGATACAGCGAATGATGGCTGTGCGATATAGGTACGTTTGGCATAAGTGTTAGTCATCCTCATCAAGGATCGTGTTGATGAGATCATTGAGCAGATCAGCGATTAGCCTTTCCTTTTGCAGGCGACTATCAAGATAGTCATAACGCCGGCTGTCAGGATCACAGCTATTAAGCTGATGAACTATTTCGTAGATCTGGTCATGTTGATAACGAACCAGGCGGCCAAGCTCAGAAACAATACAGGTCATCGTTCAAGCAAATCGATTGGACGCTACAAAGCGTCTATAGCTGATGAGTACACCTGTATTATTCCTTATCATTGCGTATCCAGCGACCGTTTTGGCAGTCCCAGACACGCACAGGAGCAGGTGGCTCCACCGTTGGTTTTATGCAGTTTCTGCATTGTGTAGCCAACTCATCGATATCGATGGCTGGCTGGCTGTAAGGGTCGTAAAGCATTGTTCCCATAGCGATTAAAAGCGACGATTGAACGGAGGCTGAACATCCTTATGCTTCCGCTTACACAATGGGGCGACAATCGCCGTCATCATGATGAGAGGAAGAAGAATGGGCAATAGACTAACGATCATGACCACATAGAAAGGATTATCAATGCGGGCATAGTCAAACCGCTTAGTCATCATCCTGCCCATAGTCATTGAGCTGATTAATGGGCCAGACGCCTTGTACAACCTCATAGGGTTCGCACATCATTTCCGCACGAATCCAGGCGTCATTAAAAGATTCGGCGTGGATGTACTCAGTAGCCGTGGCGTATTTGTTTAAACCAGGGCCCAGGTTGGCTTGGTAAAGCATAGAAACGCGACGATTAAGTGATGGTGAACTAGGCCACAGAAGTGTGGTTTGTGGCCAGAGGGTGCAAGGGGATTCGATCCCCCGCATCACGCATTATTGCACCCCGTTGAAATACACTACTGGGCTGGATGATCAATAGCTTTCTCAAGCAGATGTGCAATGAGATTACTAAGGCTTCTCCCTTCCTCTATTGAACGATCTAGGAGTGCTTTATGCACTCGATAGTTGATCGTAATAGTGACACGCTGGGGCTTACGCATTGAATAACGAAGCCCGGTGACTGTGGTTGCTTCCATTGGTGTAAGTGATCAGAGAAAGTTAGGTCGATTGATGCATCCAAACAATGCAAGCAATAAGACAAACAATCGGAGGGACTGGAAGAAGAAGAATCATTGATCACACGTTATGAATACGCTTGTGACAAACCCAGGTAATAGCCTGTATTTGGGCAGGAGAATAGCGGTCATCACTATTGTCGTTTATGAAACGTGTGGCTGCCATATAATCATCCTTGATTGTCTGGCGTAGCTTTTTACCAATGGAAGGAACTTCTTTCATTGTTAGTCGCTCACCAAACCACACGGAATAAGCGTGGCCATCGATGCAAACATCGTTATAACCAACGATGCAATGGTAGAACTCAGTTACCTTTGGGCCATTTAATAGTTGCTCGGGTGACTCGAATGCATAATCAAGAATGTTAACAGCCTTAGCAAGGTTCTTTCTATAGGTGCAGACCTTAACGGCCATAGCATCCTCTCGTGAACCGTTAACGTAGGCGGCTATTACATTCTCAGCATCCTTGAGATTCCTCTCCCATTTGTTATTGGGAGACAATGCTGCAATAACACCGGCAGCCTTGTGAGCATCGATGCCATAAGACTTGGCCATCCTCATGGCAGCCTTAAAAGCGATCGTATACCAGGCACAACCCTCCTCTATTTCAAGGCTGGTAGCATCCATAAATCGAGCGACAATGTGCCGCTGATTAATTGTTAAATTTGGGGTCATCGTGAATACAAATGACAGGAAGATCACCCATTAGCGGGTGAGACAGGAGTGAGGGATTCGATCCCAAGCCTCTCGCTTACACTCCTGCAATTGATCAGACAAAATAAGCATTAACTAGCTTTTGTGCCTGAAATTTGCCAGTGTGAACAGTGGCAGCCGCTTGTAATGCGATCTCACTCCAAATCATCCAATGGATAGATTTAGGTGCAGTCGACATTGCATAACGGGCACTTGCGATCTCACCGGCAGCATCAAACCCAAACCCTTGGCTTACGTGGTGATAATCATGAATCGCTCGAAACATCCAGTTCTGCATTTGTGTAAGCATTGGATGCTCACTATGCAATGTTGAGATGTAGAGGATGTGATTCCATTTGTGATGGTGAAGCATAGCCTCAGGCGATACATCAGAATCAACAAACTTCACGCGAACCGGAAGATTAAAATACTGAGTGAGAATCCAATCAGTAAATTCTTTCTTCTCTGCTGGGGTTGGTTCACAGTGGCTGCCCATTGTGTAGGTATCAGCCAAGACGGAGACAATCGTTGACATAGCTTGCACCAGTGGAAGTGAACGGGCAAATTAACGGGCGTGATGACTGAGCCTGTCCAACCGATGAACAATTGCCATCAGCTGAGATCGGGTAATCAGTCCCCGTTGATAATCCGCCACAGCCTGAGAATGCAGCTTGGCCAGTCTCTCTGTGGTTTGTGTCATTTGTTAGGTGACAATTAGCCTCTCTCTGTGAGAGGCAATAACTGCCGGAGGGTTTGCACCTCCGGGCCCGCTTTTACGGATCAGTAGGCTTCGTCATCGTTTGCATCGATGTAAGAGAGCAAGCAATAGAAAGTAGGAAGATCACGGCAAATAGCAGCGGCCAATTCCTCATACGAGAAATCAGTGATGATCTGCTCAATAGTCGTTTGCATTTGACTGATCAGCCCCTCGCAGTGAGAGGCAATGGGACAGGCAACCACCGATGGTTGCTATCAAGGCCTGGATACCCTGCCTGTCCCGTGTCCACGTCTTAAGCGTGGGATTCGGTTGTCTAGGTGCAAGTGACCGAGCGGCAGTTCTGCCTCCGATCTGCACCAATGATGGCCTCTCGATTGCAGCCGTGCAAGTGAATGGAGGGTGAACCACTTAGACAACCGTCCACACACTAGTGTTTGCAATGGGTTTGGCCCCTAAACACGTTGTAATGTGTTCGTTACAAACGACTAATCACGTGGTGCTCGCATACTTGGTTCGATGATCCATTCTTCCTCTATTGCTTCGCAGGCTTTCTTTATTGCTTGCTTCTTATCATCGCTGATCTTGATATATGGATCTTGATAGACTGTTGCTAGCCTATTGATTCGATCACACATTGATAGGTATGCGTGTTCGATTGGCGTGATTTGATTGTGCTTTGTCATAAAGAACTGTACGGAATTAATGTACATAATTGATGCGACAGATAAATTTAGATAAATATGTACAAGATAACGATAGTGTTATATCATATCGATCGTTCAATGCCCTATTTCCTGCCGCATTAGTTCTTCTCTCTAATGAGATCCCTGCCGCTGCAGTGGATCTGAAGCTAGTGATACCTAACCTCGCTTAAGTTGGGCAGGGTAGGAGTAACTTAGGGGGCCTATGGGGGGATTCCCGCAGGCGATAGCGCTACGTACTCTCTTCAGATTTTTCTGTCGAAATACTCCAAGGAGCAGACAACCTCATCTCAGGCAGACCATCCACCTCAGATGACTTCTCTGAATAGACAGGATCAACATACAACACATCATCCTCCCTCTTCCACTCCTCCTGCAACACCTCAACCTGTCTATCAACAGACTCCAGGGTAGACAGAGTCTTCCATTCCACCCAATACGGCTTACAGTAATCAATCAGCATCCGATACCAATTCCGTAGTCTTACGGAAGGCTGTTTATCCGAATACCAGATTGCTACTTCATAGCATATAGCCAATAGCCGTTTCTCATAATCCATAGCGGATACTTCATACAACAGCATATAACGTGCATTAACACGTTAAGGTGAATGTATTCTCTTGACTAGTAAGGTAGGAAAGTGAGTTAGTGGTTAAAAACTACCCCCCTTACCCCCCACAGGAGGGGGTATGAGAGGTCTTGACTGAGCAAGGTGAGGTTGCTGTTACTTCATTCAGGAACTACCAAAACCTGATGAAGCGGGTATGTATGACCCATCCCTTTGGACCCGCTAGGGGACGGAGGGATGGGGGTGGGGACCGGTATGGTCTCTCTGTAATGGTCCCCCTACTCAGTCCAGGCGTAAACCTTGTTGGTGGAACGCTTCTGGAGCTCAAAGAAGGGGAGGCCTAAGGCCAGGGCATCGACAGCTCGTTTGGGGTCGTCTTGGATCATCTGTTGCATTGCGGACCACTCGTCGTTACGCCGTTGGGCTTGCTGCTTAGCGGCGGAGAGAGCCAGAGCATCGGTGAACCACTGAACACCCTGAGCAATTGCATCGACACGGTCATCGTGTTTGACGGCACCCTTCTCCCGGCACATGCGGGAGAGCTGGTACATGAGCATGTACTCCAACCGCTTTTCAGGTGCCTCGTTGGGATTGGAGCGGTAGTCCCACTCGATGATCTTGGGGTCGATGATGACCTTGTGCTGGTTCAGGACCGGCTCCAGGGTGGCGATAATGCGCTCCTCCTTACGGACTGAGGCACGCACCTCCTCCACATGGGCATTGGTCTGCTGTTGGATCAGGTGTCGTTTGAGGAGCTCACACACCATCCCGTCACCAAAGTTCGATTCAACGAGGAGGGTGCCTGCCTGGTACTTCTTAGCAACACGAACGATCTCAGAGAGGGTCTGATCGCTGTAGCCATCCCTGAAGGCCACCATGTCTCGAATGAAGATGTACCCATTGGCTTGGGACATCACCACGGCCACGGTCTCGTCAAGGCCACGACCAGAGGGGTCTATGGAAACGATGGTCTCTGAGTAGTCACAGCAAGCGGCATCGATGAACATTGGGGAATACCAACGATCGCCAGGGAGGCCGACTGCAGGGAGGTCTTTGAGCACATAACGTGGATCAGAGCTCCAGGAGTACTTCTCGGCACATTCAGACCCGAGAGGAGTGACAATGAAATCAGCAAACCGAAGGGGAAACTTATCTGCATCAGAGAGGGTGGTATTGAGCTGGAACTGCAGCTCAAAATTGGAGCGACCCATCGAGGCCTCTCGTTCCATCAGCTCGATGTCTGAGAAGCGAGTGTCTGTAGGGGAGCCAGGTTCACAACCCGCCTCAAGGTCCTCCAGGATCATGGGGGCCAGGAGGCCTTCATAAAGGGAAGTGTCCTTGGGATAGCGGGAGGGCCAGACGAAAGGCTTATAACCGCGTTCAGCCAGCTTCCTGTAGCACGTGAAGGTGGTCTGAGGAGTACCAAGAAAAATAATGCGAGAGGTAGGCTTAGGCATCAGAATTGCCTCAGCCTCAGAGATCAGCTGAAGAAGCTTCTCTCGCTGCATATCTGTGGCACTGTTGTTTGGAACCTCAACGTCGTCAAACAACATAATGTCGGCACGAGATCCGGTCATGTTGCCGGTGATGCCGACTGACTTCACAGAGGGAGCCTGAGTCGGAACACAACCACCGATATCGAAGGAGATCCGCGACCACCGAGCCTCATCTGAGGAGGGCCTCATATGCTTGAGCCAGGGGATGGTCAGGATCAGCTTTTGGAGGAAGATTGAGTTGTTATCTGCCCGCTCCTTAGAAGCGGAGATACACATGATCTTCTTGTTAGGGTCTTTGTAAAGCTCCCAGAGAACATAAGCCGCAGTCACGTAAGACTTTCCAATCCCTCGAAAAGCCTGGACCTGAAGACGTTTAGGGCCGAACTGAAGGTAGTCAGCGATAGCGTATTGGGCTCGTGTTGGAGCAGGCAGGCCAAGCTCATGCCAGACTGCCGTCAGGAAGTTTCTAAAAGATCCCTTCAGACGCGCCTCTAAGGCGTCTGTTTTAGGGCTCATAATAGTTTGTACTTAGGAAAGAGAGAAGGGGTCTTCCCGAGGCTTCTAGACCCCTCTCCGTGAGTTCTATTTGGAATAGCCGTAGCTACCTTGCCAGGAATTACCAGCCGACGCCGTAGAAGCCCAGGTGTAACCACCAGAAGCAGCAGCGGAAGCAGCAGATCCAGCACCGCCACGGATGCCAAGGCTTTGCCCTAGATCCATCGAGGTTCCATAGGAGCGGCTGTTGATACCGCCAATGGTGCTGTTGGTCATCCCGTAAGCAGCGGCTCCATAACCAGCGCTGCGGTTTGTGAAGTCCTTATAGTTAGCAATGCCTGCCTGCGCGATCTCTTTTAGTCCAGGAAGACCGCCTCGGTAGGTTTGGTTAGCAGTCGAAGCCTGATAACCGTGGTCCTGAAGGAAGTCGGGGGTCTCAAAGCTAGTGGTCTTAGGGGCTACAGGCGACTGCGGCTTATAGCTGCTGACACCAGAACCAATCGACAAGCTCTTAGGCATCTGGTATGTCGTTCCCTTCTGGAAGATCTGATTGGTAATGCCAAGGCTTTGGCCAACGGAGTTCCAGGCGGAGCGCTGTGACGCACCCATCGACTTCCACTTCTTGGCGTAATCAGCCAATGCTTCAAAATTCGGAGCCCTGGACGCAAAGATGGCGAGTCCGACATCCGACTTGACAGCCTTCGAGTCGGCAATCAGGCCAGCCACATACTGGATCTTGTCCGTATTGAAGCTCTGAGGACCTCCTTTGATCCCCAGCTTCTTCAGGATCCCATCGAGAGGGTTCGTTCCACTCTGAGTAGAAGCCGCTGGGGTCGTCGGCTTTGGGGCAGCAGTGGCCTGACCGGTGTAGTGCCTAAACACCTCCGTCGCAGCTTGCATCCGCCTGTCCCAATGGGGGACACCAGGACGGAAATAGCCTGTACCTTGTTGAGCAGAGCCAGTGTAGTACTTGGCATAGTCAGCAGGACTACCGGACTTTGGGGCATTTTCAAACACCCTGGTCCAACCAATCAGGTCTTTGTTCAAGTACTCCTTCGCAAAGTACTCCAGCTGCCATTGAGCACTGTTGGGATCCTTACCGGCTGCTCTAGCGGCAGCAACAGCTTGGTCATAAGGGCCACGACGTACTCCTGTGTATTGAGAAAGGCCCCGGCCACGACCGGAGCCCTGTTCAACTACATCAAGGTTCTGCAGCCCAGGACGGCCTGTCTCGATGATCCAAGAACCAACAAGACCAGCAGCCTGAGCAGGCGTCATCTTGGGAATACGGTTTGCTGTCAACTGTTGGACAGTACCGTCTGTAAGAGCCTTGAAGATGTAGTCAGTGTTAGGAGTAGCCGCAAACCATCTTCCGGTTTTTGGCGACATAACAATCAGTTCTTAACAGAGGTGGCGTAGCCAGTAGAAGCAACAGCAGTCACGCGGTTGCGACCAACCACGGCGCTAAGAATGTCGAGGACATCGCCGATGGTGCTAGCAGTGGTGATGGCTGCAAGAGCCGTATCACCAGTTGCGTCGATTTTGATGCCACGATATTCGGTCTCATCGGCAAAAGCGCCACGGGGCTTAACGGTGGCAGCAAAGACTTGTGCGGTCATGATTAGTTAGAAACAACGGTTACAGAGGTAGTGCCGTTATGGCGGTAAATCCGTCCCTTGGAATTGCGTGCAGCAAATCGAGAGGCGAAAGTTTTGAGAAGATTAGTCTTTGGCAGAAACGTAGTCTGCACAGAAGGGCTAAAGACTTGCGCTGTCATAAGCTTAGGCAAGCTTGGCTTGGATAAATTGATCTACCTGCATTGAGCCCTTTGCAAGATTGCACTCACGGCAGGCTGTAACGCAGTTAGAGTCAGATGTAGAACCACCCCGTGATCGAGGGCGGACATGGTCGATTGTCAGATTGCTTGTGCTACCGCAGTAGACACATTGATTCCCGTCTCTGAGCATAATTTGCTGTCTCCATAATCGCTTCGCATCGCTGCTGCGAAACGTAAGGAGCTCGTGCATCAGGGATCGGGGGGTCTCCATGATGAAGAAACATGGTTACTTTTTGGTTGACTTACCGTTTGCCCCGTTGCGAGCACGGTTCTTCTTCGGGGATTCGGCGACGAGCCTTCCGCTCTTTGTGTGCGACATATCAGGGCCGCCTCGACCGTAGATGCCACGCTTACGGCGCTCCGCATTTAGTTCAGAGCGATATTCGCGATTGGCAGCAGACTTGTTACGCTTACGTTGGGCGGCGTTCTTCTTTGCTCTGGCTTCTGGATTGGCTGCGTAATAGCGAGCACTGCGTCCAGGATTCTTAGCTCGCTGCGGTGCCATCAGGAGATCTCCTCTTGGACATCCTCAAATGAGAGTTCAGGGATCAGACCAGCAAGACTTGCCAGTGGGCTGTCCTCAACAGGTAAACCTGTAATGTCATTCTTAGCGAGCCAATCAATGGCGGCGCGTAGATCTGCAGTAGTGGCTTCCCCAGATTGAATACGGGAGATGAGCTCCTTGGTCAAGAGACCGTGGAGCATTTCAAACATCTCCTCGGTTCCCATTTTGGTTTCAGACTTCTTGCTGGCCATGTGCCTTACTTACCGAGGGATTCGATTTCTTCGTAGATGGCAGCGACCTTTGCCTTGATGGCATTGATCTTGTCATCCTCTTTGCGGAACGGGCGCTGGCCGTCGATGATGGTTTTCACAAGACCAGCAACGCTATTGTTCTTAAGCTTCTTATTAGATCCAATTACTTCGGAAGCAATAAAAGCCACGAAGAAACCAATGGCCTCATAAGAAAGCTTGACACCAAGAATTTCAATCATTGGTCTTTCTCAATAGTTTTAAATATTGCGGTATCAAGCTTGTGCTCAATCCGCTGGATAAGGTTGTAGAGCTGCTCCTGGTAATACCGGTACTCTTCCTTAGGCACGTAATCGCGACTAAGGACAAGCTCTACGCGGGTTATTTTTGAGTCCAACTCATTAAGTCGCTTGGCTAGGGCGAACGAAAGACTTCCAACACCAGTTACAGCACCGATGATTAGGGCTACAATGGATTCAATCACTGTTAACTAAGTGAACAGGTGAGATACCACCCGGTGCCCTTGCCTTCGACCTCCCAGCGGGGCAACCAATTCTTACGGCTGTAGCCAACTGCCCGTCCGCCGTTATTGGATACGTACCCGCCAGAGGCAAGGGACGCCTCTCCATTCGGATCGTGAAATACGAAGTGGGTGGGTGTATATCCAATGACGACCGACCAGTGCCCCCCTCCTGTGGGACTCGTCACAGGACCTTTGTGTAGCCAGCCAACAGCTACGGGAGTACCAGAATCAATCAGACGCTCTAGATCAGCAGCATCACCGTCGCTTCGGAATGAAGGCTTGAGGCCCAGCTTCGTAAGAGCTCCAAGCTGAGCGCCCAGATCTGTTGAATCTCCGAAGTTCTTGCGTATCAGGTTGTACTGATCGTCTGACTTGACCTTGCCATAAAAGGCGCTGAGCATTGCACAGGAAGAGCTAAAGCATTCCCTGTAACCAGTGCCTGAAAGATTATCATTCTGAGAGAAATATGGCACCTTGAGAGGATTGGCCCCAGGAGGCTTCTGCGCAGCCCTGTAAGCCGTTTTAAAACACTCAAGCGTGTCTTTACCTATCCGAGCCTCCAAAGCATCCCAGGCGGCCTTCTGGTGGGGCTCGGATTTATAATATTTTGCCGCATCAGATAAGAAACTCACTAGATGCTAGATAAAAGAAAAGGCACCCTTTTTGAGTGCCTCTATTGGATAGGTTCTTCCAGAGGTTCTTCTGGAGGGCTGGGTTCCGGCAGCGGGGTCAGATCCGGCGGAGGTGCAACGAACACGTCGTTTACCTCGTCGTAAGTGTCGCCAGGGCCGGCGTACTTGCCACGGATGCGGCCGTTGTAGCTGGTCTGTACCCATCGACTATCGGCACCGTACAGCGATTTGCAGAAGGCAATACCCGCTGCTTCGGATTCATTGCCGTCTGGATCAAGGCACTCGG